CTCATCAACCGTATTGGTCTGGTTTACGTCCAGAACAACGTGTGGTTCAACGAGTTGGCCGAGTTCAAGCGTGGCATGCTGTCCACTGGTGACACGATCGAGGAGATCGCGGTTGGTCTGGTGCAGGCCCACCACTACTCGCACGATCGTGAGTATCTTGAGCGCGAGCTCTTCGGTCGTCACGAGGTGGACACTGCGACGGCGTTCCACAAGATCAACCGTGAGGACTACTACCCGGTGACCGTGGACGACAACACGCTGCGTCGCGCGTTCCTGGACGAGACGGGTCTGAACGACTACACGCAGCAGATCATCAACGCTCCGACCACGTCGGACAACTGGGACGAGTACCTGTACATGACGTCCATCTTCCGGGCGTTTGACAACCGGTACAACTTCTTCAACGTGAACGTGCCTGACGTTGGCGTGAACTCCTCCACCGAGGCGGACGCCAAGGTGCTGCTGCGCAAGATCAAGGCGATGATCGGGAACCTGAAGTTCATGTCCCCGAAGTACAACGGTGCGAAGATGCCTGCGTCCGTGAAGCCTGAGGACCTGATCCTGTTCACGACCCCTGAGGTGAACGCGGCGCTGGACGTGAACGCGCTGGCTGCCCTGTTCAACGTGGAGTACGCGAAGGTCCCGACCCGGATCGTGGAGATCCGGCAGGAGGACATTGGCATGCCAGGCGTCCAGGCGTTCCTGACGACGAAGGACTTCCTGGTTGTTGCCGACGTGTCGCTTGAGACGACCACTGAGTTCAACGCGGTGTCTCGTCAGACGAACTACTTCCTGCATCACTGGGAGGTCCTGTCTGCTTCCCCGTTCACTCCGATCGTGAAGTTCTCGACGGCGGCTGACACTCCGGCGTCCCCGATCAAGATTGCGGACACTGTCGACATTGACTCTCTTGAGTTCGTGATTGATGGGGATGAGACTGATGTGAAGAACTCTGCTAAGGGTTCGGGTAAGATCGTCAAGGGTGGTCAGGCTCAGATGCGGGCTGTGCTGAAGGGTCTTGGTGACTCGACGCCTGATCTTGAGTTCACGGAGCAGTGGTCTGTTGAGGGGAACAAGGATCTTGGTACTCGTATTGGGAATGATGGTCTGCTGGTTGTGTCTCCTCAGGAGACGGGTACGTCGCTGACTGTCCGTTGCAAGGTGTCTTGGGAGAACACGACTACGAAGACCCTGGTTGAGAAGAATGCCTCGTTCTCTCTGACGGTGGTGGCTGACAAGGCTGGTCTGGCTGGCTGATCTCGCCTTATGCTAATGGGGTGTCATGGGTTTCCGTGGCACCCCATTTGCTTTGGAGGAGTTATGACAGGTATTCAGTCGCTACCTACTGAGTCCACGTTTGGTACTCAGTTTGACTATTCGGTGTGGGGTCCGGGCACTGAGGTGACGTTGTGCTCGGTGCCTTGGGACTCTATGTACCGGGACGTGTACTGGTTTGGTGGTCCTGAGGACACTGTCTCGTATATTCAGCGGTTTAATGCTGAGCGTCATCTTCCGACCGTGTCGATTGATGGGCTTACGTACTGCGGTCAGAACAGGCCTGTTCGTATTTCTCTCCCGTTCAGTGAGGCGAACGTCTTCAACTATCTGATTGTTCGCAACCCCTCGTTCCCGATCTCTCAGAAGAACAGGGCTACCACGTTCTTCTACTTCATTACGTCGGTTGACTACATCGCCCCTGAGACGACCCAGTTGACCGTTTCCCTTGACGTGTGGCAGACGTACCACCACCTGGTGGACTTCCGTAGTGCGTACATTGAGCGTTCGCACCAGTTCGAGTTCCGGTCCCAGCAGTACATGGACCCTGCGGTCTACGACAGGTTCATCGACTACTACAACACGTTCCTGCGCGTACCCGAGTCAATCGACCTCGGTCAGCGCATGCGGATCATGAAGTCGTACGTGGCGTCCTACCTCGACCCGACCCCGGGGTCCCTGGCCAACCGCTTCAAGTTCACGGCGATCATCGTCTCCTCCGTGAACCTTGAGGGTGATTGGGGGAGTGCGTCGAGTCCGAACATGTCAACCGCGTACGGGTCCAACGTCAAGATGTCTCGCGCCAAGGACTACATAGGGCAGACGGACTCGGGTGAAGGTATGCGTCTGGTCAGTGGTGCCACGTACTACTCGTGCCCGCTTGAGAAACTGTCTGACGTCATGAAGTCCATGTCCAACTACCCGTGGATCTCTCAGGGCATCCAGGACGTGTACATCGTCCCCACACCGAACGTTGCCGTACAACCCGCCTCGGGTGCCGCCGGGAGCGCAGGATTGAACAAGGTTGTGGAGGTTGTTGGTGGGAGCACGTGCTACGCGGCTCAGGGGATCTACCCGCGCAAGACCTGCGAGTGGATCGAGAAGGAGCCGAAACTGGTTGAGGCGCTCGGTGCCAAGGGTCTGGCCTACCTGAAGCGGTTCGCCAAGTTCTGGGGTGCCCCGTACATCATGTACGAGGTCACGGCCAACAACGGGTCGAGCCTTGTCCTGGACCCGATGCTCGTCAACAGTGGGGCCATCGAGATGCTCGTGGAGTGGCACGTCCTTCCACCGAGTCCTCGTATCGTCATGCATGTGCGGGCCCTGAACTCGTTCCGCCCGACCTCCATCTGGAAGTCGGACATGGAGTATGTGAACGAGTCGCTGGTGATTGACAACTTCCCGCACGTCCCTGTCGTCAACGATCAGTCGATCATGGCGTACGCCTCCAACGCGCACTCGATCGCCCAGTCCCGCGCTAGTGCCGGGTGGGGCAGGGACAAGGCGCTGCGCTCGGCCCAGAACTCGTTTGACCAGACGATGCACGGGATCCGTACGTCGAACGCGATCATGGAGAACAACTTGGGTGGGCAGAACCTTCAGACTGCACTGGCCAACACGGCGCAGATGGCTCACACTCAGGTCGCTAACGCGAACCGTGCCATCAACGGGATCGGTGGGGCGATCGGCACTGCGCTCACGTCTCCGCTGGCCGGTATCGGCAAGTTGGGCTCCTACGTGCAGGACCAGGTGTCCAACGACATCAACACGGGAATCGACATCAACGCCCGCAACATGGGGAACGTGATCTCCCAGAACGTGACCAGGGCGAACCAGAGTGAGCAGAACGCTCTCGTGGGCTCCAACGCGAAGGCGAACCTGGACCTGGCTAACTACGCGGCGCGGGGTGACTACTCGAACGCGATCGAGTCGATCAACGCCTCTGTGGCTGACACGGAGACAGTGTCCCCAACGATCGGGTCCGGTGTTGGTGGTGACGCCTTCAACTGGGTCCAGAACGGGGCGGTCCTGTACACGCGGCTGCGGATGGTCGATCAGGCGGCCATCATCCGTCAGGGCGACATGTGGTCCTACTTCGGGTATGCGGTAAACCGTGTGATGCAGCGCCTGCCTAAGAGGTTGCAGTGCATGAAGCGGTTCTCTTACTGGAAGTGCCTGGACGTGCGCATCGCCACGGCCGCTTGCCCTCAGTTCTTTGTGGAGACTCTCAGGGGCATCTTGGAGAAAGGCGTTACAGTGTGGCATGACCCACTCAAGCCGGGTGAGTACATCGATGACGTGGCCATTGCCAATGAGGCAATCGAGTGGATTAAGGAGTTTGACTGACCTATGGCCGATTTCGTGAAAGACAATATTTACACACCGTTCATGAAGCACATGACGGTATCACCTGGGATGAACAGGAAGACTGCACTGGTCGGACTATACTCCCGTGTCCTGTCCGAGATGTGCATGAACCGTTACACGTGGGACGGTCTCCCCGACGAGATCGACGCTCGCTACCTTGAGATGACACTCATCCACAAGGGGTTGTGCGTGTTCTTCTGGGACGAGGAGTACATGCGCTACTTCGCCCTTCAGGGTTCTGGCAACGGTACCCCGAACATGTACTACAACCCGACAGGGTTCCTCGTGTACGGCAACACCATGGTCAACAAGGTACTCTCCGGCGACGACTGCGTCCCCATCTGGAACAACTACACGCGCACTGGCGACACGGACATCATCTCCATCTACGCCAACAGGCTGGCAGAGATCGACGTGACCTGCGAGATCGACCTGATCCACATGCGCGTCCCTGTCCTACTGACCGCCGACACGAACGAGCGCAAGAGCGTCCTGGACGCCTACAAGAAGATGGCCGAGGGTGAGCCCATGATCGCGGCCGTCAACTCGGTCACCGGCATCGGCACCCTGAACGACAAGATCGGGTCCCTGTCCACCGGCATCGACAAGGACTACCTGCCTCACGTCCTTGAGGCCAAGGTGCGCATCTGGAACGAGGCCCTCACGCTGCTGGGGATCATGAACGTGAACTCCTCGAAGCGTGAGCGCATGGTCGTGGAAGAGGCATCCGGGTCCTCCGGTCAGGTGCTGGCGATGAGGGCAGTGAACCTCCAGTCACGCCAGTACGCGGCGGACTGGATCAACGCCAAGTACGGGCTTAACGTGAAGCCCTCCTGGAACCTGGACGACTCCATGGGGGCTACCGACCTGTCGACCTTGAACCCGATGACGCCCGTGTCCGCGCTGGAGTCCCTGTCTGGTGGCGGCACCGATCTTGGAGGTCCCAATGAGTAACTACACGATCGAGTTGCGGAAGATACCTGAGCGACTGATTGACGAGGCACTCTCCCACTACCCGATCTTCGCGGACGGGTACCGGGAGACGCTGAACACCCGTATCAAGCAGCACTTCTGGTACAACGAGATCGGGCACGAGTCGATCGACCAGTTCCTCTTCCAGCTGCGTGTGAAGATGGCTGAGATCATGCCCTACTACAACCAGTTCTACGAGGCTGAGATGACGAAGCGTGACCCGTACGTGACGCAGCGCGTCAAGTCAGGGTCGACGTCCTCGGTCACGAACGACTTGGAGTCGAGTGAGTCCCAGTCCTCGAGGTCGGGGAACAAGTCGTCGGCGAAGTCGAGGGCTGTGAACTCTGAGACTCCCCAGGTGCGTCTGGCTGGTAACGGGGACTATGCGACGAGTGCGGCTGACTCGACGTCGTCGACGGATGCGTCCTCGACGGGGGAGGGGTCGAGTAGCGGGAGGCAGCACTCGTCCGCTGCGACGGCTGCCCAGTCGCCGTCCGAGGGGCTCC